CACCAGGTAACGCAGCATCAAAGTCACATTCCATTTCTTGTCGCCAAGCATCCTCTGATAGCTCTTGCTTGAGTGATGCAACCTCTGACGCAGGTAAGATGCCTGACTCGTCTACAGTTATCTTTAACGCAAGCCAATCATCTGAATGACTAGCCCTATCGAATACTTCCCAAAATTGATTACGACCTTTAGGCGTTCCAATAATGATGGCTTTACCTTGTCTATCAGCAAGAGCAGGACGTACGACATACTGAAACACAGTAGACTTCCAATCACCATACTCATCGCAAATAATGCTATCAAAGTAAAGGCCACGCAGACTATCGGCATTATCAGCACCAAACAGCTGAATTCTAGCACCGTTCTTAAAATCGATACGTAACTCAGATTCATTGACCGTGATGCCATCGATTACCCTCGTGTAGTGTTTAACGTAATCCCATGCAACTGATTTAGATTGCTTGTAGAAAGGTGCAATGTAAGCACCACGAAAGTTAAGCTGTTTAGACATCACCGCTTCTTTGATGAGCTGGTTAATGCAAGCTACAGTCTTTCCTGCTCTACGATGCGCTACTACTACTTTCCATCGCTTATTACTATTATGCAATGGTGCAAAGGCTTTACGTGGCTTATAGGGGATTACTATTCTTCCCATGAATACTGATTCACTTCAGCGTATAGTTCTGTTGTTTGCTCAATGGCTTTCAAGTCAGGTAACACTTTGTCTAGTAAGGTTTTCCCAATATTAACTTGTATAGCAGAAAGCTCAACTTCACCTTGAAACGCACTATATAATCTATTGATGATTTGGGATGCCTGTATCTTGGCTCTTACATCATCTTGATGTCGTTTTCCTAGTGGTCTACCAGCTTGCTTCTTTTCGTCTGCCATATATGTACATAAGAGTTGTCTTACGCTCCATAAAAGTTAATATTTCATCAAAGCCATTGCCAGCTTCTTTGGGTCTTTTTTCTTGACACCTTCTGATGCCATCTTCTTTGCTTGCTCTTGTGGGATACCTACACGCTTTGCTACAGACGGACTATGGGCAGCAGCTTCAAATAGCTTATGTTGCTGTTCGCTGTATGGAGGCATTTTTTATTTCCCTATATTTAGCTTGTCTATTTTTATGACAAATTTTGCAATCTCTTTTAAGACTGCCTAATCTATTTTCATCAGTAAGTTCATGCCCATTAATACAGAATTGTTTTTTAACTGCGCCATTTTTATTTCTGCCACGGGAAATCATGTCCCTGACGTTTTCTTTTTGTGTTCCAGCATATAAATGATTTGGATTAACACAAGCTCTATTATCACAAATATGTAAAGCGCATTTACCAGTCAAATCTATATTTTTAAATGCTGAAAGACTTTCTCTATATGCTTTATGCCATTTGTCTTTTGCAAATAATCTATATACAGCATATCCATTTTTGTCAGTCTGGCCAGTCCATAACCAGCAACCTGTAGTTGGACATGGCTCTGAACGCTTTTCAATGTATTTCATTACGGCCTTGGAATCCATGGCAAAATCCTTTTAAGATTTAAATAGATTTGGGTTACTCACATAGCTTTCGCCCAAAAAAATAGCCCAGGCTTTTAGGGCGGGCTGAAACTCGGAGATGAGTTTTAATGCTAGGTATATGAATCTTGTGGACGCAACTATACCTGCAGGAGTATATTATCACAATTTTAAGCTTTTGTCAAGCACTATTTTAGTATAGGTTCTTTTCTTTTAACTTTCGTTGTAGCATCATCAATGCACTATCATAGTAATACTCTAGCACCCTTGTATCAATTGTAGCTTTTTGAGATAAGTAAACGACATACAAAGCGTTCTTCTGCATCATAGGCAAGTCATCTATCACCTGGTCTACTGTTCTAGCTGCATCGTTGTCTACTTCTTCTCCTAAGTCCTCAAAGCTATGTAAGCCACCCGACATGAACCCTGTAGACTTTGATTTGTATCCTAGCTTATGGCTATCTTGTTGCATGTAATCACGCCACAGGTCAAGGTAATAGGTAACACGGCCGGCTTCCATCATACATACCCCTCATAGTTATTTAATATCTCACTTACGTTCTCATGCTTGACTAACACAGCTACGCATTTCCCGCCTTTGACTACATCTCTACGCACTAGCCATATAAAGTTTATCTGCTCATCGTCATCAAACAGGCCGGCTTCCATTAACGCATCTGTAGTTTGCTTCTCGTAATTGCCAATATCACGCCTACGCTTGTCTGGTGGATAAAATGCGTAGAACACAGCAAGCCGCCCTTCTATCTTGCCACATTTTGCGTCTATTACAATTTCCTGCACCTTTTCACGAAATATCTTAGTAGACTTGCTTAAGTATTTGCGTCCTGAGCCGTAATGATGGCTGTGGTTGGTGCTTGATGGCCAAGGTAAGTCTAATTTAATCATTTAATAATTCCCATACTTGGTCACGCAGTTTTTCTTCTGTACCAAAATTACTTTCCCATATCTTTATGCCAGCATGCAATGCGATACCGTAACCAGCGTTAGTATGATGATTAGGACATAAAGGGATAGCATCCTGCCAAGGGCTTTTTTGTCCCATTCCTGCTCCGTGACGTATGTGATGAATGTGTGGTGCAGAATAACCATAACCCAAATTGTGACACACAATACAACCAAGTTCAGACAGTTTAGCATAATAAGCCTTTTCCTGTTTTTTAGACAACGTATTCCCCTGCCATTGATGATGTTAAATAACCACGGTCTAGCCTTCTATCAAGTTTACGCTCATCATGGTAAGTAACATCAGATTCTCTATGTGTCCTTACTACATCAACACTTATTTTACCTTCAAATATAGCATCCCGTAACTCTTTGTGAATATCGGGATAAATTGCATCAAAGTAATCTCTACGAGGGTCTTTAGATTCAAGATAACCTTTAGGCCAAGGAAACTTGTCTACATTAGTTGCTATGTATGCTTGAGCAATACCTTTTTTGCCTTTAACAGAAATACACTTTACATAGCCATAGCTTTCTAGCCACTTGCAATAGCTAAACGCTGAAGCTGTGCTGAAAAACATTAGCTTGGCTAATTCCTGGCATGTCTTATGCTCGTTAAGAATAAGCGAATACATGACTGCACGATTAAATGCTACTTTTTGTGCTGTTACTTCATTTGCTGCTGCAAAGTTACTCATTAAATTCTCCTGCAAATTTCTGTCATAAATTCTATTAACGCATCTGGCGAATATTCACGCTGATATTGCGTACATCGTTTAGTGCCTTTTACATTGCCACAAATAGACCTATCGGTTGGTGCTAGATTTACTGGTGGCAATTCAGGTAATTGTCGCATAGCAATTCCACAAATGTAAAGTTTAGTTTTCTTATGTGCTACATGACCAAAATCATATTGGTCAACTTCAATAGTAAAACCACCAAATTCATCAGGAAATTCACCTTGCAATGGCAAATACGCTTCTTTCCATAAACGTGAACCAGCAGGATGCTCTAATACTCCACCATTTAACCTTACTTGAGCCAATGCAAAATAAGCTAATTGCTTTTCATCAGGTCTTGGGTTAGCCATGTGCGATAACATTCCCCATGCTCTGCAAGGTGGATGCGCTAACACAGGATAGCTTTTGCAATAGTTTCTAGCATCACGGTCAATGTCGTAAACATCGTATCCTTGCAAATCTTTATAACGACTATCGTTTCTGGCAAATAAAACAGCAATCATTTTAGATTCATCCATAGACCAACTTGGGCGGCAGCATAGCCAATCCAAATTAAAGCGTTACTGTTTGAACCTTTAAAGTATTGGGCTAACCCTACGACTAAATAGCCAAGCCCTGTTGCTGCAACAATGTACCTTTCCAACATCCCCATTCTCCCCTATTTCCAAGACTATATTGCGTTTGAAAATCTATTAAAAATTCATGCACTTTTGGATGGTCGCTAATGTATTTACGAAACCAAGCCAACCCTTTTTTATGCCGTAAAGCGCATAAATACCTTACACCGCACTCATGCCTAGTTTTTTCATACATTTAGATTTAAGGCTTGCATAGGTGTCATAACCATTACCCATAATCCCAAGTTCTCTAGCTTTAGCGTCAATACCTTCATTACTAAACATCCATTCTTTTGATTCTTTGGTTTTCTTAGGTTCAATTACTAATTCATCTTCCCATCTTTCCTGATTTAACCAGGTAGCAGGATGGGGGATAAATTCTAACTCAGTTTCTTTTGCTTTCCAATAATCCAAATGGTTGTTAATTGCTTTGCAAA